GACCGCGAACGGGTCGAGATAGACCGAATGCTGGTTGAGAATCCGGGCGATCTTGAGCACCTGGTCGAAGCCAGTGTCCGACTCGTAGTCGGTCAGCACCCGGTAGTAGCCGCGGCCGGACTGCACCGCTGACCGAAAGGCCCAGCCGCGGGCGACGTTGGCCTTGGACGCCTGCTGCAGCTCGACGTAGAACTCATCAAGCATGTTCGCCGTGTCTTCGCTGGCCGCTTCGTCCAAGGGCGTCACATGCACGCCCAGGTCGGAATCGTGGAACTGGTTGACGACTTGCTGCACGGGCGCGTCGATGAGGTTGATCGTCAGGCAGGGCCGCGCGCCAATGGCCGGGAACGACCCATTGGGCGTCCCCTGCCGCATCTGCTTGGCGGCATCCGTCCACTGGTCATTGGCGACAAAACGCGTCTGCTCGCGCTCGTGCTGACGCTGCGCGCGCTCGACTTCCGCCACGAACTTAAAGCGGGAGAGCGCCGTCTCGAGGATGTCCTTACTTGCCACGCGCCGCCTTGGACTTCTTGACGTAGTGCCGTTTCAGGCCCTTGGTTGAGGCGAACTCGTGGAGTTGCTTGTGGCTCATGTCGAGGACGCCTCGGTTCTTGGCGTAGAGGGCAGAGGGGTCGTGCTCCGCGATCGCCATCAGCCGACGTTGGGCCGTAGACTTAGCGGGCACGACGGCGCCCGATGGCGGGATACTTCGCGTGAACCTTGCGCCTCACTGCCGCTTTCTCAGCGGCCGTGCCGTGCTGCGCGACCCGCGCCAGCGCGTTCCTGGCATGATTTTTATCTTCGACGGGATAGCGACGCCCCGAGAGGGCAAACGCCGAGAGTGGCAGCGCTTTCCGAGCGTGTCCGCTGAGTTTCACGGGCGATAGCCGCCTTTCTTCACCTTGGGCAATGCGGGCAGATGCGGACGAAACTGGCCCGACGGCACGCGCGGCCCAACCATTGCGCCCTTGCTGAAATGGGCCTCAGGATGGATGGGGTTCGCCACATGCGGATGCGGGATGTGGACTTTCGGGAGGCGCTTCATCGCCATGATCGGCAGGCCAAGTCGCGGTATCGCGCCCACGAGCGCAGCGCGATAAACGCTTCCGCCCGCTGGTAAGGACGCGCTGGGACGACGCCCTCACGAATCAGGTAGAAGCCGACATGCGCGCGCAAGTCCGTCAGTTCCTTGTCAGTCCAGAGGCGGCTCACCACTTGCCTCGCAGCGTGTCCTGCGTATCCATCAGGCCGGCGGCGCGATGCTCGTAGAGATTGCTCAGCACTTGCGGCGGCTCGGGCGCGTCTACGATGGCGAGAATATCTCGCTCACTCATGACCCACATATCCTTGCCCTCGTAGACAAACGGCTGACCGCGAAACTCCGTCATGAGCACCATCTCGCCAGGCTTGACCGTCGTCGGGATGAAGTCGCGCGACTGTGGGTCACAATGGCCGGCACCCACACTCACCACCCGGCCCAGTCGGGCCTTCTCGCGCGCGGTCTGTGGGATGAAGATGCGGCCGATTTGGGCTTCGTCTTCAATCGGATCAATCAGCACGAGGTCGCGCGTGGGTCTGAACGGCATCGCTGTTCATTCTACGCCGAGTGTCAAGACCTGAGTCGAAGCGGCACATCCAGCCCGAAGAACTGGAGCAGCCACAGCACGAGCACAATCACGATGAGCACCACAATCGCCTTCTTCATCGGCTCGGGCATGGGCACATACGTGATGACCAGCCAGAGAATGAAGCCGATCACCGCAAACGTGAGAATCAGTGAGACGAGCGTCGTCAGCATCGCAGGCTCCTGTCCATTAGGCGTCCATCCAACTCAGCGGGCCGCTCGCCGCCATCGGCAGGGACGGCGCTTGCAGCGGCACGACCTTCTTCCGGCCAGGACGAGTCGCCAGCCCTCGAAACGCATCGGCCGCATGGGAAAACACGTCGTGAATCGGCGTGCTCTTGAACTCGTTGAGGCGGCTGTTGTAATCGCGCCGATAGTGCTGCAAGGCTTCGAGGCCGGCGGCACACTTCACCTCGTCGAAGTAGCAGCGCGGGAACAGCATCCGGCCGGCGTGGATGCCGTCCTCTATCGGGATGCGCGGCGAGACCTTGAAGTGAATGCCTAAGCCTTTGGCCGTGTCGAACCGCGACCGGCCGCTGGAGAATTCCCGCACCTGGATGTCGTGTGGCGCCCAGTGGTCGCCATAGCTGTAGCCCTTCGACTGCAGCAGGTTCACATAGTAGGGCAGGCCTTCGCCGGAGGCTTCCACATAGTCAATCAGGCGAACTTCGCCGGATGTGAGCGTCTGGCTGAACCAGATGGCCGTCGCATCGCCCACGCCTAAGTCCCAGTCGGTATCGACCGGCAACAGCGGCTCATAGGGGATCCGGGTAATCCGGCCGTCAACCTTCGCCTTCTCGAGCTCCTTGCCGTAGATACTCCCCTTGATGGCTGCCTCGAACGAGCACTCGAACTCCTGCCGATACTCGTCGTCGGTCATGACCTTGCGCGCGTCGGTCAGCTCGGCCGCCGGCAAGACGCCCGTCTGGCTGGCCTTGTAGACCGCGCAGAACCAGGCCGGATCGCGTTCAGCTTGCTTGTAGGCGTCATAGAACTGGTTGTGCCCGTTCGGCGTGCCAATAAACAGCACCCAACCCACGCGGTCCGACAGCGCCGGCCGGAGCACTTCCGAGAAGACGTTCGGGGCCATGAGCCCGTATTCGTCCAGCACGGCTCCGTCGAGGTAAATCCCGCGCAAACTGTCGGGATTATCCGCGCCATAGATGCGCACTTGCCCGTGATTCGGATAGTCCACGCGCAACTCAGACTGGTTCACGACCGTCCCAGGCACATCTCGGCTGAACTTCTGCAGATAGTCGAACGCGACGGCCTTGCCCTGCCGAAACGTCGGCGCGATGTAGGCGAACCGCGGATTCGCCCGCTTGCACGTCAGGGCGCCTTTGATGAGCTGATTGAGGGCGGCGACGGTCTTGCCGAAGCGCCGATGGCAGACGGCGACCGAGAAGCGGTGCCCATCCATGCCCTCGTGGAGCTTGAGCTGCAGCGGCCGCGGGGCATAGTCAATCGTGATGGACGGCACGCCCTACTTCTTCCAGCCGACGATGAGTTCGCCCTTCCACGGCTGGTCGGGCTCCGCTTCGGCCGGCTTGTCGAGTGCCCGGTTCATGAGGTCCGTGAACGCCTGCACGCTCGGGTCCTTCTCCCAGATTTCGACAGTTTCGTGCTCGGCTTCGGCCTTGCCTTCGAGCTGGCGCGCCATCGCTTCGGTCACGCGCACGAACTTGCCGGAGCGCTTGTCGCGCACCACCAGGTATTTGAGCCCTTGGGCATTGGCGACTTGCGCCGCGACCAGCGCCTCGACATGCTTGAGCACCGCTTGGCGCACGAGTTCCCGGCCGGCTTGCTTGCTGAGGGTGACGGCTGTGGGGCCGCGGGGATGACCGGCGCCGGGACGCTTGCCGCCGTGCTGGGCCATAGGTCTATTCAAGCCTATCAAGAAACGGCGACGGCCGGAGCGGCTGTCTGCGCCTCGATCGCCTCCCGCCACGCTCTTAGCCCATCAACCTCACGATCGCGCGCCTGGGCGAGCCGCAGGTAGGTCGCATGGTCTGTCTGGCATCTGGCCGGGTCGGGCGCATAGGGCACGCAGTCAATGACCTCGGCCGAGTAGAACTGCACGCGAGGCAGATAGCCGTAGGCGCCCGCGCGCCGGCAGACATCGGTGAGGTGGTCGTCGATCCGATAGAAGCGATACTGGGCGAGACTCGGCAGGAGCGGCAGGACGGCGGCGCGGTTCACGCACGGGTAGACGGCGATGCGCTCGTGGAACAGGCCGTCATCACAGGCCAAGAGGGCCACGCCTGGCAACGTGCAGGCGGCTTCGAGGTGCGTATCCCAGTGCTCGGTCAGCGCGTGGACATCATCGGCGAGCAGGAAGACCCATTCGGTCCAGGCGTGGCTGATAGCGACGGTCCATTTGCGGGAGACCGGCCAGTCGGGGCCTTCGGCGGGTTGAAGCGTCCAGACGATACGCTCAGGTGTATCAGCCCGTCCTGCTAAGGCGCGGAGCGTGCGACCCAGCCGCGCCATGCGCTCGGGCTGCGAGGGTTGGCACGGAATCGCCACGGTCAGCCAGGGCGTCATAGCACGAACCGACCGTCGAACCTGACGCCGAGACGGAAGCTCGGCATCTGGTATTGCAGCACGGGCACTAACCAGCAGCCCCAGACGGTGGGGACACAGAGGCAGCGAGGAAGCACGCTCAACGCTGCGGCGAGGCGAGATTCGTAGCTGCTCATCGGCGTGACTTACGCTTAGCGGCCCAATCATGGAGCGCACAGCCGGACAGAATGAGGCCAGAACAGACAAGGACGAAGGAGCATGTTTCAATGAAGGTCATTCGCCGCCTCCGCGGAAAATCCAGCGCCACGCGGTGAGGCCTGTCAGTTGGGCGAGCCATCGACGCCTGATGTCAGGCGCAATGGCAGGATAGACAGGGAGAGCGCACAACGGACATTGGCCGTCATCCCT